ATGTTTGGCTATTAAGAAATCACTACATGATTAACGATGCTAAGTATTCAGACACTTTAGAAGCGGATGATTTGATTGCTATAAGAGCCAGAGAGCTAGGTAAAGCAAATTGTATAGTGATTAGTCCCGATAAAGATTTAAAGACCATAGGAGGCTTCTATTGGAGTTACTACAAGCAAAAAGACAAAGACTTTCAAGGAAACTATATCTTTGACGATAACGGCTACCATGAGCAAAGTTTTAAGCAAAAAGAACCTATCTACCTTACAGATGACGATGCTAGTTTTTTATTCTGGCAACAAATGGTAATGGGAGATACGGCAGACAATATTAAAGGCTTGCACCGTTGGGGAAAAGTAAAGTCTGAAAAGCTTCTAAAGGCTAGTACTTGTTATTGGTTTACAGTCGCTCGTAAGTACATAGAATTAAATCAAAAAGAAGATTGGAAAATTAACTATTCGCTCTTAAAACTAGGGAGCATTAACAATTAAATAAATAAACATTATGAGTCAAATACAAGGAAAGATTAAAGTAAAAGGAGAAACACTAGAATACGGAAGCAATGGTTTTCTAAAGCGTGAAGTAGTTATTACTACTAGCGATGAGAAATATCCTCAGCATATTCTTATTGAGTTTGTTCAGGACAAAACAAGTCTAGTCGATGCGTATAATGTAGGCGATGAGGTTAAAGTTTCTTTGAATATTCTTGGAAGAATCTGGGAGAGTCCTAAAGGCGAAACAAAGTATTTTAATAGTCTACAAGGCTGGAAAATAGAAGGCGTAACACAAGCAAAACAAGAGAATAACTTCCCAGACGATGAGGTCGAAATGCCTTGGGATAAAAAATAAAACTATGAAAACTAAAGCAAGCAATAACGCAAATAAATTACAAGAGCTTACAGGCAAGAAGTTGAGCGATAAGCAAAGGATATTAGACTATCTAAGAGACTATAAAAGGATAAGTATTTTTAGTTGTATTAATGATTTAGGGATGCTTTATCAAACAGCATCAGCTAGACTTTCAGACTTACATGACGATGGTATTATAACACAAAGAGAAGGGGAAACTTATTCTTATTACAAACTATCACAGAACCCTGAGAAAGTAAAAGAGCAAAGGGAAAGAATTAAGATAGATGGACTTATAAAAAAACTTGAAGCCTATGGTTATGAAGTTATAAAAAAGTAGTATATTAGCAGTTCAAAGGCTGGACACCTGAAAATATATTAGTCAAGTAACCCTCTTTTAATCGGCAGTCCAGCCCTGATTTAAAGGGGGTTTCTTAATTTAAACAACATTATGAGAACAATCAAATTTAGAGGATTAAGAGTAGACGGCAAAGGGTGGGTTTATGGAAGCCTTAACACTAATAATATGAATGTGTTTGAAATATTACAATCTGATGGTGGGGATTGGGATGTTAAACCTAAAACAGTCGGACAATTCACAGGCTTACAAGATAAGAATGGAGTAGACATTTATGAAGGGGATATTATAGAAACATTTGCAATTTTAGCTTCTGACTTAATAGATAATAAACCTTTAGAATTTGAGGTAAAATGGAATGAATGCGGATGGATTGCTAACGGTGCATTATCTAAATATCAATGCAGAATATCAAAAGTAATAAGAAACATACACCAATCATAATGGAAGACAAAAAAGAAAAGCCAAACTACTACGCTATCTTAACAGCAGATGTAAGATACGATAAGAGACTTACAGCAAATGCAAAACTATTGTATGCTGAGATAACAGCCCTTACAAATGCTAAAGGTTACTGCTGGTCTACAAATGCTTATTTTGCTAACTTGTACGGAGTTTCTAATACTTCAATTAGCAAATGGGTATCACAATTAGTTAAATTAGGCTACCTAGATATGAAACTTATTTACAGGGAGGGTAGCAAAGAAATCTTACATAGGTATTTAACTTTAGTTAAAGGGGGTATAGAAGAAAAGTTACATACCCCTATTGAAGAAAAGTTAAAGGATAATAGTACAAGTTATAATACTACAATTAATACTAAAGAGAATAGGAAAAAAACCGCTCGCTTTGTTTCACCTACGATAGATGAAATTTTTATTTATATAAATCAAGAAAAAGGAAAAGAAAAAAGTTTCGCAAAAAAAGAAAGCGAAAAAATGTTTAACTTTTACGAATCAAAAGGATGGCTAGTAGGAAAAGCAAAGATGAAGAACTGGAAAGCGGCGGCTTCAAATTGGATAGCACGAGCAGAAACAGACTTCGCTTCGAAAGATAAGCCAGCCTTTAAACTTAATACTAACAGACCAAATTAAAACTAAACATTATGATAAGTAAAAAAGAGTATAAAAAAGCAAAAAAAATAGTTAAGGAGTATAAAAATCAATCATCTATTGTTCAGGATTTAGAATGTGAGCATGATTGGCATTGCTTAGACAGTCATAGTGATGATATGATATGTATTAAATGTGATAAAAATGATTGGTATTAATATAAAAATAAAAAATTATGATACACTTAAATTTAGGAATTTATGATGGAGACGTTCAATTAATCAAATTCTTTACTGTTAGCGAATTATGCAAATACTTAAAAGAACTTGATAGGTTTGATTGTATTTGGCTTGCTACAGAAGATGGACAAAAAGGAGAAATTTTAATAACGGAAAACTTAAAAACTTTAATAAGTTCTGTAAAAAACGCACATTTTAATTTACTATGGAATAGTCCACAAAATTTTTACGTGCAAGAATATAAAACGTACGAAGATGCCTATAAGGTAGCCTTAGATATGAGAGAACCAAATCCAAAATGTTACAACTAAAACAAAAAAAACAAAAAACTATGGAAGATAAAAAGATTGGTAAGCACAAGTACAACTCAATAATAAACAAATCAGAGTTAACCAATACAGAGAAGCGACAAATAAAGAAGTATGAAAGTGATCGAGGACTAAGCAAGGAACAAAAAGCAAAGGTCGCTGAATACTTTGAGAGCATTCAAAACAAGAAAGTAGAATTGCCAAAGTACGCAAGAGCAAACCTATCCTATTTGTATAAGATGTTTTTATTATTTTATCTCTCAGAAAACAACAAAGAGTTTAATCCAGATGCAAATAATGAAGAGTCAAGAACGTTTGTTTATACCTTGCTATCTTACTTATTTAAGAATAAAAAGTTTTACGATTCGCCAATACTAAACCAAACAATATCAAAGCCAGATTTAAAAAAAGGCTTGCTTGTTGTTGGCGGTACAGGATGCGGTAAGACTTCTACTTTTAAGGCAATACATAGTATGTTATTTACAGGCTGTACAACGCCAGTTAAATTTATACAGGATATAAAGGGCAACTTGCAACCAATAAGCCGATACAAGCCTTTATTTGGCTTCTCAACGTGTAATGACGTAGTAAGTGAGTACGAAGGACTAAATACAGCAGAAGAAAAAACAAACTTTTGGAAGAAATACACAAAGGGTACAAGATACTTTGACGACCTAACAACGGAAAGAGAAGCAAGCAATTACGGGAAGGTAAACTTATTCCAAGAGATGTTTGAAAAGCGATCGATAGATTTGCCAAAGACTATAGCAACAATGAACTATTACGATCAAAGCGGAAGCTTAAAACAGGCACTAGACTATCTTGGAGAGAAGTACGGCTTTAGGGTGCACGATAGACTATTTCAAATGTTTAACATAATCGAGTTAAAAGGAACTTCTTTAAGAAAATAGAAACCATGAAAATAAAACAAGCAATACAAATATTAAAAGACCATAATGAATGGAGAAGGTTCAACAGTATTGATTTACCAAAAACATCTGACCCTAAAATGGCTCATCCTAGAGATTTAGGCATAGCCATTGACATAGTAGTAAGTCATTTTGAAAGCAAAAAGACAGATAATAACTGTTTAGCTTGCGGTAATAAAACAGAAGATAAAGCAGAACATTGCGAAGTATGCGAATGTAAAGGTAATGAAGCTTATAAGGAATAATAACTTTTATAACGGTTTGGGTATGGAAAGTAAATTAAACGGAATTGAAATGAAAAAATTTGAAACAAAAGAAGAACTTGTAGAATGGATTGAAACAATGCACCTACAAAATACAAATGGTAGAGAAACGGAAGAAGAAATGTTTAGACTTGGAATAGAAGCTGCAATACAAGAACTAACCGAGTTTAATTTATTTGCTATACACGGTGTTGTAAAATCGTCTTATTGCGAAGATGGACATCACGAAGTAATGAAAGATAATGGATACTGCGGAATATGTAATAAAAAAATAGGGTGCGTTGTTTAGCAATAATATGTTTTATAACGTAATTGTATATGGTTTGTTGCGTGTAAAAAAGCACAAATTTTGATTGATAAATAATTTAAATAAACAAGTAATAAACTTTGAATATGGCACAAAATAGCAATAAATTATATACGGTGTTACCAAATGTAGCACCGATTGATAGAGCGAAATTCAGCAAAAAAGACAATAACTACATTGATTGTGCTTTGTTCTTATGTGGATATTTAAGTGTTGATAATTGCCAACAAAAAAGAGGTGTAGTATCAAGCGAATTAGATTACATAGCAAATACGATTAAACGACATTTAGAAGGAATGGATTATGAAGATATTGATATAGATGGACAACTTCCTAAATAAGCACTAATTTAAGGTGCTATTTTTGCTAACACCCGTATAAAAACACGTTTTAATGTTTTTTATACAATGTTATAAAAATAATTTGTCCAGTTTATTACTATAAAAACTGGACATTAAATAAGTAATAATGAACAAAAAGATATGCTCACCAAATTACAAAGCAAAGCCATACAAGTCATGTAAAGAGCTTAAGTATATCTTTCGTTATGGTCTGTGTCAAAAGTGTTTTGCTCACTGGGCGCACTCAACAGAAGCAGGTG